AAATCGGTTGTGAATGCTTTACTTAATTGGACTTCTGGATCCTTGCTATGATATACGTTGGTATGAGTAACCCCGTACAAATAGTCACACGCTCTGTTAAATATTTCCTGTTTGCTAGGGGTTATATTTTCATATACAGGTAATTTATATAAACTTTGAGTTCTATTAATAACTGCATTTGAACAGAGGGCTGTAAAAATAACTATATATGGTAATTCTTTGAATGTAGTATATTCGTCTTCTTCTAACGATGTATCTAAATAAAGATTAGAATATACATGCTCTTTGAAATTACTATTATTTTCTACAAAAGATTGGTTGCTATTATGAATACTTCCACATTTTAATACTTTACTTTCATACAATTCTAAACATTGTTCAAGGAGTTTAATATTACTCTTTTGAAATACAACAGGTGAAGGGACTGATTGTAGTTTTTTAGCTTCAGCTTGATTAATTGTAGTCTTAACTTTATTATTTATATCTGTAGGGAATAATTTGAGAAATGGATTTAACAGGAATATTAACTGATCATAATTATTACCTATATGAATTAAAATATTTCTATTCGATATAGTAACTTGTAATTGGTTATAAAGATTATATAAATATTCAATATACCATAATCCAGATCTTAAACAAACTTTATACCACTGTGATATACCGATAAAATTAGATTCGATTTCTTCATAAATTGAAGAAAGTTTAACATCATTATAACAAATATAACACGGAATTTCATTTTGCTCTTTGTATATACACTTATTGACTAGATCTAAAAATCCGTCATTAAATTCAATCATCCTATAGCTCTGTTTAATTCTTGGAATGGCAGAATACAGAATATTATCTGAACCGCTGTCTTCGAGTGCAGATATAATATATTGTTTTTGTGTGTCAACTAATGCTTTATCTTTTGCGGACAGTCTCAGCGCAACTCTGTTAAAAAATTTATCAATAGAGCATGTTTTCTCAAATGTCATCTTTGTAGATTTATTATGAACCCAAACAGTATTATCTTCATTAACTCTATATCCATTATCACACATGAATTTAGCAAACACTTCGATGGCTTGTAAACTTTCATTTTCTTCTATAGGTGTTGGAATGGTGTTTACTTTCGACTTATAATCATTTGTTGCATCTGAATTATTTGTTTTTGTCCAATCTATAGTACTATCATTATTGGATTTATCCACATTACTATCAACTTCAAGTACCATGTAAGGATTATATTTTTGAGATGGATGTTTTTCAAATTCTTCTAATATAATTTTTAATTTATCAAATAATGGAAATCCCATTTTAGTTACAAATGTTTTACATGCAGGTACCCACTCATTATTATTTTTATTAATTAATTTTATTGTGTAATTATAATCTATATTTTTCCAAGCGTACATAAGAGCATTTATTGAAGGACATGACGCTCTAGAAAACGATGTATGTAAATGGATTATATAATCATTACCTAATAAATTTTGTATGAATTTTAATATATCTTTCGTTTTATCAACACTTTGTTGGGTTTTCAATATAGTAAATTGGATGCATGGACGACCTGTTAATGTATACAGATTATTATTTTGAGAGATCCATGTTTCAAATTTGTTATTGTTTAATTTCTTATAATTAGTTAATTTTTTATTCCATATCTTTTTTTCTTTTTCCAATTCGACATCAATATAACAATTATAACATAGTTCCTCATATTCTGCTTTATAATTATTGCCACAGTTTTTACATTCTTTCAATTCTTTTTCTTTTTTACATTGATCGCATGGCTCTTTTTTATTATACATAGCGGTACATTTCCCTCTACATTTGGTATTATCATATATGTCTGGAATATCATACATTTCTTTAACTTTATTTGTAACAACTTCAATATAACCTAGAGGGCTAATAGTATTATCTTCTTCTGCAGATGGATTAAAATAATTATCACCTAATAATTCCTTACTTGTATAATAATTATTAAGTACACCAGAAATATAATTAAACAAATCTTTATTATCTTTAGATATGAATAATAAATTCTCCCAATAATTAATAATTATATCAAGTTTATCATTTGGCATTCTAAATTTTTCATAAGTCATATCTGAAGTTATTTTTTTGATATGTATATTTAGATCAGAGAATGACTTAATTTCTTTTTTCTCGGAAGAGTTATTTGGCTCATTATGAATATCTATACATGTTGTAATAATATGAGTATTACACGGAAATTCATTCACAGATCTTATTAATTTATTCTGAGTATTAATTGCTAATAGCCACGAATCATCACATGTAATTGGAAGTTGAATGTGTCCGGAATAATAAGTTAAAATATTAGTTTTTATATACTCTTCAAAATTATCATTAATTTTATTAAATAACGAATTAGAACTTCTGCATCTATTAAAAAATGTTTCATTTAAACATTCTTTATTTAAAAATTTTACTGTTGACATGATTCTTTTAATAAATAAAAAATAATTATTAAACCCTTTTGATGCAGGACGATTTATTTTGGGATTTGTTATAAAACTGCTAACAAACCCCAAAATAAATACATTTACGAAGGAGGTAAAAAATAGTGCGAAGGAGGCAAAAAATGGTCTGAAGGAGGCAAATTTTTTGTATTTATTTTTGGGTTTGTTATCAGTTTTATAACAAATCCCAAAATAAATACCATTTTTTTCGAAATTTTTTATTTTTCCCAAAAAACGATTTTGATGCAGGGTGATTTTTTTTTAATTTTATAATTTATAAAGTTTATATAATTTTTAATAATTTATAAATACTTCTAAATTCAATCTATTTGTTAATTTATTTGAAATTAATAAATCTGTTAATATCTATATTTGGTATGATGCATGTTGCGATGAGTAAGTATAACAAGGGAAATAGGTAATTGATTTCATTATTTTATTTTGAGTATTCATAGCATGTAATTTGAATGTGTCCGGAATAATAATGTAAAATATTTTTTATTTATTAAAAAATAATTATTAAACACTTTTGATGCAGGACGATTTATTTTGGGATTTGTTATAAAACTGCTAACAAACCCCAAAATAAATACATTTACGAATGAGGTAAAAAATAGCGCTAAGGAGGCAAAAAATGGTTTGAAGGAGGCAAAAAATGGTCTGAAGGAGGCAATTTTTTTGTATTTATTTTTGGAATTTGTTATAAAACTGCTAACAAACCCCAAAATAAATACCATTTTTTTTTCGAAATTTTTATTTTCCCCAAAAAAACGAGTTTGATGCAGGGACGATTTTTTTTTAATTTTATAAGTTTATATAATTTTTAATAATTTATAAATTACTTCTAAATTCAATATAATTAATAAATAAATTATTTATTAATAATCACAATATTATATAACTATCATTCCAATAATTATTTATTAATTACGTTGGTATATACACCGATATGCACCTACGTTGTGGAATATCTAACTAATATGAAATAATAATATATTTTACTATATTATTTTAAGGGTATTTAATATTTTATCTTTGTATATAAAATTCATAAAGGATTTTACGATAAAACTAACCTAAAAGATACTCATTTGCTTAATAAAAATATAATGGCTCCAAAGAAAACTCCCGTCGCCCCTGTTGCAGTAGCAGCATCAGCTAGTACAAAATCATCTACACGTTCTCCATCACGTCAAGCAGCGCCTGTGACAGCTCCTGTTCCTGTAGCAGCTGCTGCAGCTCCAGCTGCATCCAATCGTCGTGCTAAACCCAAGGCTGCAGAAGTACCTGCTACTACTGCTCCAGTTGCTGCTCCCAAAAAGCGAGCATCAAAGGCATCTGCATCATCTTCAGAAAATGTGTCGCCTGCTCAAATTATTGTTAATTCCAAGCCTGCTACTCATCACGTTTCAGGCGAAACAGTTACTCTAACAAAAACTAAACGCACGATGAAGCCCCGTGATCCCAATGCGCCTCCGCGTCAATCGGCATACAATCAATATATGAAAGTCAATCTAGCAGTTGCTAAAGAAAAGGCCCTCGCAAATCTCCCAGAGGGAGTTAAACCAGATCATAAGCTTCTATTCAAGCAAGTTGCATCCGCATGGAAAAACTCAGCTGAAAAGAAATCTAATGATGCTGCTAAATCTAAGAAAGTTGCTGCATAAAATATTAATATTCAATAATATTCAACAATATAATAAATATAATTAATTAATTATATTTATATATCTAGATAGTTTCCAACCATTCAATAAATTCATGTTCATCTTTTGTTTTAATTATACTCATTTGTGTAATATAAAAATCTTGTGGATACATTACTGTTTTAATTGCAAATTTATCATATAAATTTAATAGATATAATGAAATATCGGGTTGATTCAATTTTTTTATACATTTAGTTATTGTAGTTAATATATATCTCAAAAATTCACTTCTAATCTGAAATATATCCATCCTATATAAATAAATTATAATTTATAATTTATTCAATTATATTAATTAATTAATTAGCACCGATACCCACAGCCATAGTTATATGGGGAGCATCCAACGCTATAGCAAGGAGAGCAGCAGCTACCAGTGTAGTACCCACATCCGCCTCCATAATACCCGCAGCCACCTCCATATCCGTAACCACAACCACCGCCGTATCCATATCCACCACCACACATGTTTAGTTTTTTTAAAGGATAAAAAAAATAATTTTTAATCTTAATAATTTATTTTATATTAAATATATCATCTTTTGATAGTGTTCTAACATCGTCACATTTTTTGATGTCTTCTCTTTCGAACCATTCAACGAGATCATATAATGCTCGATCATTCTTAAAATAATCACTAATAGAATCTACGGTACATTCGGGTTCAAATGCAGGAATAACAATATGATTTTCTTTATTAAAATGACTATTATCAGGATTATCGTCAACAAAGAAACAATTTTCTAATGTAATTTCTGGGAACATTTCGTTCAACTTATATAGAGGTTTAGTAAACATTGTTTTATTTAGTATATGACATTTTGAACGAGCAAGGACCTGTGTAGGTATTTGTTCAGTTCTATGAAATATATAATCGCTCACTTTTTCTACATAAAAATCTTGACCTGCAGACCATAATATGATATTATCGAATCTATCAAAACAATACGTTAAAAAATCGATAAGTCCGGGCCTCATTATACCGTAAACAGGTAATTGTTTATTTTTAGGTTCAGCAAATACTTCAAATATATATCTTCTATATCCTAATGTTTTTGGAGATAATTCGATTTCTTTGAAAAATTCTTTTTGTTTGACATCCCATGTATGTAACAAACACTCGTCCATATCTAATACGATAGATTGATTACTTTTCTTGATAGGCGCATCTTTCTTATCACCCATAAACCATTCCCAGAGAGACATTTTTATATATCAAGTCCACTTTATTAAAATAACTTCAGCAATACAATTTTTAAGAGATGATTCTTCCATGTATAATTTAAGTTGTATTTTCTCTTCATTTTTGAAAGGGTAAATAATTTGAGAATATAGAGAAGTATCCGTATGAATTCTCACGGTTGATAAGGGATTTGATGATCCTTCTTTAATTATCATTAATGTCGATCCAGTAGGCGATACATTATTAACAGATGCATAAATACTATAAATTCCAGCTTCCCTAATAAGAATTGTTTTTTCATCCTCTAATTTTACATAATAATTTTCATCATCTGATGTCCATGAAATAGTATCTGTAACGATACTATTATTTTTGAACGACACGACAGAAGGTAAATTTCTATCTACAATTTTTACAATTGGTCGGACCATATCACTATTAGTAGTATTATTATCGGACGGAGGAGTCGATGTTGATACAATAGGATTCTTCATCAATAAAAGAGGATTTAATTGAAGAGTAGGGAAATGTGATCCTTTTGTTTGTGATAATGATGTATCTAATTGTTCTTCAGGAGGTGCCATATTTGCTGGAATTTCTTGATTATCGATATTAGGTTGCATATTATACTGCATGTACTGCATATCTGGGTTCATCATATTCTGAGGCATATTCATCATATTAGGTTGAGGCATTCCTTGCATATTAGGATTCATCATGTTCATATTGGTATTAATCATGTTAGGTTGACCACCCTGCATGTTCTGCATATTCTGCATATTCTGAGGCATATTCATATTGGGATTCATCATATTAGGTTGACTACCCTGCATGTTCTGCATATTTTGAGGCATATTCATATTGGGATTCATCATATTAGGTTGACTACCTTGCATGTTCTGCATATTCTGCATCCCCATATTTGGAGGAGTAGTTGATTGATTGTTAATATTCATAGTATTTACAGTTCTATTAGGAGTTGGAGGTCTATTGGGGACCGGTCGATTATTAATAATATTAGGATTATTATTTCTATTCATTGAATTATTAATTGGTGTCATAATATTATTATTAGGATTATTATTTTGAGGCATTGTTCTATTTGCTTGAGGATTTCCATAAACAAAAGGATTTGATGGAGGTCTGTTCGATGTTGGTCTATTTTGATTCATTAAATTTGTAGAAGGAGGAGGGACGTTCATAGGACTCCCCATCATTTGATTTGAACGTTTTATAGTATTATTCATTTTTTAACCATATTTATATTATTCTTTAGAGGATGAAATAAAAAATAAAGTTAATTTATTTTTTTATAGTTTTTAATTAAAAAAAGAATGTCTCATACTTCTTTCAAAACATTCGAAGATTATCTTGTTCATTTTTCAAATATCAAACGTAATAAAATTGCGAGACCATTATATGTCCCTGTTACAGTAGCTAAAGATATCGCCATTGTTGATGATACTGTTACTATTCAAAATGTAGATGTAGATGAAGATAGTGAGGATGGAACAACTATTCTTACTCTTCAATTTTCAGATGGTACTTCTAAAATTGTTAAACTTCCTAATACATCAAGAGTTGATAATATTGAATCTGCTGTTAATAATACGTCGACTGTTATTGCATCTTATATTCAAACTCAAGCCGAAGCTACCGCTGCTGTTTTATCCCAACTTACTAATGTCGATACACGTGTAACTAAAATTGAAGAAGTTGTTTAATATAAATTTCTATTTCTCTGACCTTGTAGATACTCCAGCCGTTCATCTAATGAAGGTTCTTGAATAAATTTAAAATATTTTAGGATAGCTTCACTAATTGATGTACAATTTGGAGTGAATTTATGCATTAATCCTAAATATTCTGAAATAATGAGTAATGATATATTAATTACTTGAAATACAAATAATGTAATACTCAATGGGTTAAAATAATTATTATTATCTGCCATAATTCTTTAGTATTTAAAATAATACTAAAAAAAATTCAATTAGAGATTTGGTAAACAACCAGCTTCTTCTGGTGTTCGTTTATTGAATCTATTTTTGATAGTAGCAAAACGCTGCTTAGATTTAGATAGGATACTTTTTCTAATTTTAGGTTCATTCCATTCCAAGTATTTCACTCTATCAAATACATACTTCTCTGATTTTACATCATAATATGATTTAATTAGAAGATTAAGATTGTGTGGTAAATGAAGTGCTTTTGTCTTTGATATTTCTTTATAATAATTGAGAAGCCATATACAACATTCAATCGCTATTTCAATATCAAATTCCTTAATTGATGACAGTTGACATATTTCTGTTTTAGCAGCACTTATAAACTCTAATGTTAAAGGAATTAAACGATAATCCATTTTGATTTCCTCATCCAATTCAATGATATGAGTCTCAATAAAAGATTCTATATAAGATATATATTTTTGTAGTAATTTATTTTCATATTCTGAAATTTTAGATTTTTGAGATCTTGATAATTTTAGGAATATAGAATGTTCATTATTACTACTACATGATGCATTAGTTATAGGTGTAATAGCTTCTATATTATTATTAGTTACAATAGGTATATGTTGTATTATATTAGCAGTGTTATTACTAGCAACAGTAGGTATATGTTGTATTATATTAGCAGTGTTGTTACTAGCTACAATAGGTATTTCATTATCCTTTATTTTTTGGAACTGTTCGTTTAATTGTTTTGTCATTTCTTCCAGTTGTTGAAGACGCTCGGTGATTTTGCGATTCTCCATTTTTAATTAATAATCAACAATAATTATTTTATTGTTTTACGATAATTCAATCCCACTACTACACATAGTACAATTACAATAATTACAAAAATTCCAAATATAATCCATATGGTGCTTGTAATTACTTTCTCAGTTTGTGATGGTTCGATTACTTTAGTTATATCTTCCTTATTTACATACACACGTTGAGTATAACTACTAATAATAGACTGTTCAACAATAATTGGTTCGAGCGCATCATCTACTTGTTCAACAATAGGTTCAACTGTCTGTGTTGAATCAGTAATCACAACTGGATTATATACTATAGATTCTTTAATAATACATGGTTTATTTTTTTCTTCATCTAAATAAGTGAAGAGAGGAGGATAAGTAGTAGTAATTTCTTTTACCCAAATTTTCAATGCATTCTCGATAGTTAAACTATCACTCATATTAATATTAATATTATTATCATCTGTTGGTATTGATTGTAATTTATTTAAATTTTTTTGTATTAATGATAATATAGTTGGTGAGAAAAAAATAGCATCAAATCCATAACCATAGGATGGTGATGCTATATCATATGATGTATTTGGAATATTAATTTTTTTATACTCATCGCATCTATCTTGATATTGTGCTAATTTTACAACATCATATCTTATTAAATAATCTATAATGTAAGATAAATCGGATGGGCTAATAGATGATATAACATTATCTTTTATAATAATCATACCTTTAGATGTATCATCCAATAAAGACATAGATACCCTAAAGCAGTATGTGTCAGGGTCTATAAGTGATATATTAGGATAAGAAACATAAAATATATTAGTTAATCCTGCCATTTGTAAATAATATTTCAATGATTCTTGTTGAACTGAGGACGAGTCCTTTGTTTTCCATAGAAATACTTGAATTGCTGGTGGCATCTTTTTTATAATAATTAATAATTATTTTCCATCCATTCACAAAGATTTTTATGTCCAATATTACAAAGAACAGTGAAAAAAAGTTCACCAAGTAGTCTTCCAAAAACAGTCATGAGAATTATAAACATTCTTGTAGTGAAGCATATGGGATCTGTTGATCTAAGTTGTATAAACATTTCATATATGATTATTGTACCTATAAATAATAATGCCATATGTTGAAATGGTGATAGTATAAACCCTAATAGAAATGCTAGTACTATTTCAGTTGTATGATCATATGTCATCCTTTTTATTTAAAAAAAATAAAAAGTAATCATATATCCCATGATGGAAATTCATCAGTTAAAAAAGTAAGTAATGAATATGGGATACTCGATGGATAATTTTTGATAGTATTAGGGATGATATTGATATATTTATTTTGTACATACTTATTAAATTCCTCTACTTTCTTTGTAGCAGCTGAATTCAATGTTGCATTGGTTATTAATAAAGGTTTCGATTTATATAGCGATGCTATAATATAAACACTGGTGTCTAATAATGATACAGGATTTGTCCAATATGGTAATATTATATCTACTTTATCAAATGTTGACATTAATTTTTTCAATACAGTCATTGAAATAGGATATGATTCTACTTTGATTAGTGTTCCATATGGATGTAATAAATTAACATAATGCTCCCATTCATAAACTGGAGATGTTTGAATTATAAGATGAATCCCTTCAGGATTTGATTCTTTTACAGCTGATATATTATTTTTTGGATCAACTGATAATAATGGAACTAATCTTGATACATCTAAATAAACTTCTTTGTAAGTATTTTTTTTTATATTACTCCATCCAATACTATTTTGTGATCTGTACATTATATATTGAGCCCATCCGATACTTAGATTTTCGGATTTATCATCTCCAATCACTAAAAATGCAAATGGATCCTCGCTAAATAAAGATCGTTTTTCGCCTGGAATTGATCGAATCCATGTATCAACTTCGCATGCTTGGCACATAGATACAGAACAAAAAGGAGTTGGAAGATACACGCCATTACTTATAGGATGAATATAATCTAATGATTCCTTTTCACCTACTTTTTTTTCGAATGACAAAACATCTTCTTGTATTTGTTTCCATTGTTCCATATTATATTTATTTTATAAATAAATATAATATTATTTTTATTGATTATTGATTGTCAAGATTACTAATCAAATTGTATGCATTCTCAATAACTACTTTACTTACATTAAATGTTGTAATAAGGGTTTTCCAATCTGTCGATAGGCCATTTGTATCCATATAATATTTAATAACTGCAGCTGTTAATACAATGAGAGGAATTTTTTGAAGCTTAGGATAATCTGTCCATTTTTTTGATTGTTCAATAATAGATGGGATAGCATCTTCTCTGATACTTAATACTCGTGCATAATGAGGGATAAAATCGACGACTGAACAATCGTTATTTTTCATTCTATAATTAGTGAATGGATACGAGAAATATTTTAATGATTTACTAACACTGCTATTATCCAGATTAACAATTTTAACTATTTCAGATTGAATA